CGGTGGCTACCGTCCGGGCCTCACGACGGACAGGGCGCGCATCGAGGTCGCCTGCTACGCCACCACCGAGGACGATGCGTTCGACCTCGCCTCGCTCACGCAAGGACTCGTTCACGCGATGCAGGGTCTGATCGTGGAAGGGGTCGTCGTGTCCCGCGTCAGGACGGTCGGTGCGCTCGCCAACAGGCCGCACACACCCTCTCTGCCGCCGCGATACCGCTTCTACGTCGAGATAGACAACCGCATGGCCGTCGAAGTGACGGTCTAGAAGGAAAGGACCGAACATGGCACGCGACGCCACTCAGGTGAGGGACTTCTCCGAGGGATACGTGTTCTTCGCGCCTCTCGGGACGACCTTGCCCACCAGTATCAACTCAATCCTCGCTCTCGTGGAGACTCCCGGCTCATGGACGAGTGTCGGCTACATCTCCGAGGACGGCCTGACGATGACGCCGGAGCGTTCGGTGGACGACATCAAGGCATGGGCCAACCGCGCGACCGTCCGCACCGTCCAGACCGCATACGACTTCAAGTTCAGCTTCTCCATGCTCGAGACCAACGCCGACAGCATCGAGCTGTGGCAGGGCGATCCCGATGGCATCGTCTCGACCACACCCGAGCACTTCGCGTGGGTCATCCTCGGCACCGACGGTGACGAGGCCATTGCGTGGACCGTCGAGGACGGTCAGCCCTCAGAGCCCCAGGAGCTCGGACTCGGTTCGGGCACCGGCACGATGTACGGCGTCACCGTCAAGACGTTCCCCGGCGACAACGGCTACAACGCCAACGGCCCGTACTCCACCATCGACTCCATCTCATAGCGCGCAACGCGCCCCTGATTCCCGAAACGGGAGGTAGCATCACATGACGAACGTCTACGACCTGGCTGCGGTGCGGGAGCGCGAGGGCAAGGAGCCCTCGCCCCCGCTCCTCACCATCAAGTTCGAGGACGGTACGACGAAGGACATCCCCGCCGTCGAGTACTGGCCTGACGAGGCTATCGAAGCCGTCAGCCGTGACGTGCTCAATATGTCCGACATGATCACCGTCGCTCGTACGCTGCTCGGGGACCGCTATCCCGACTGGCAGGCCGCCGGCAGGAACGCCAAGCACTTCTTCGAGGCCATCAAGGGCTCGATGGAGGAGGAGCCGGGGGAATCATCGGCCTCCACCGACTCATAAGAGAGCACGGGGAGGCGATCGAAGCCGACCTTGCCCACATGGGCTTTGACATAGCAGAACTCGGACGGTCGCTCTCCTACGGGCGGCTGTTCACCATACTCAAGCATTCGCCGAGGGAGTCCGCGTTCGTTCGCTCTCTCGCAGGAGACGCGGCCCTATGGTCGCAGACCGACCACATGCTCGCCGCCGTGGTAGACCAGCTCGCGGTCGTCTCATGGCAACTGCAAGGTGACAAGCGCGCTGCACGCCCGCAGCCGCTGCCCCGTCCCGGTGCTGTCCGTCCGAAGCTCGGACCCGAGCGGCTCCGCGAACGCTTCATCGAGATCCTCCGCAGAAGGGAGGCAGCGAATGGCTAGCGGCACCGAGATAGGCCACGGATACATCTCGATCTCGCCTAACGCTCAAGGGTTCGAGCGCAGGCTGAACTCAGAGACCTCCGGCCCCCTCCAGGCTGTCGGCAAGGCTGGCGGCCTGAAGATGGGTGCCGCCATCGCCGCGGGAGTCGCTGCGACGGTCGCTGCTGTCGGCATCGCGGGCAAGATCGCCTTCGACATCGGCTCGCAGTTCGACAACGCCGCCGACACCATCCGCGTAGGCACCGGGGCCACGGGAGCGGCTCTCGAAGCGCTCAAGGAGGACTTCAACGCGGTCGTCGCGGACGTCCCCGCTGACTTCGCGTCGGCGGGCATGGCGATAGCCGACCTGAACACCCGCCTCGGACTTACCGGCAAGCCGCTACAAGACATGGCAGGCCAGCTCCTCGAGCTCTCCCGCATCACCGGCACCGACCTCACGTCGAACCTCGAAGCCTCAACCCGCGTGTTCGGTGACTGGGGCGTGGCGTCTGAGGACATGGGCGGCGGCCTCGACAAGCTGTTCCGCGCATCCCAGGCCACCGGCATCTCGTTCGACGCTCTGAGCCGTCAGATGGTGCAGTACGGCGCACCCCTGCGCGAGCTCGGCTTCTCGTTCGAGGAGTCAGCCGCGATGCTGGGCAAGTTCGAAAAGGAAGGCGTCAACGCAGAGCTCGTCCTCGGAGGACTCAAGCAGGGCCTCGGACGGCTGGCGAAGGCGGGCAAGGATCCCCGCGCAGAGCTCGACGCGCTCCAGAAGTCCATCAACGAGGCGGGCCTGACCGCTGAGAACAAGCAGAAGGTGTTCGAGATGTTCGGCGCTCGTGCCGGTATCGACATGGCAAAGGCGCTAGAAGAGGGCCGCTTCGAGTTCGGTGAGCTCGTCTCCGCTATCTCGGACGGCTCGGATACGATCATGGCGGCTGGCGCAGACACGATGGACTTCGCCGAGTCATGGCAGCTCCTCAAGAACAACCTCATGCTGCTGGTCGAAGGACCCGCCTCCAAGGTGTTCAAGTGGGTCTCCGACATCGCCGCATCCCTCACACCGCTGGTTCAAGGGCTCGGCAGCGCTGACTCGGCTATCGCAGGGTTCGGAGAGAAGTTCGAGCCGCTCATCTCCGCCTTCGAGAACCTCATGGCTGTCGTAGGTCCGTGGGCCAAGGAGTTCTACGAGGACACGATAAAGCCTGCGCTCGAAGGCGCTCGCGAGGAGTTCACGAAGCTCGCTGACGAGGTCATCCCGACCGTCGAGGTCATCATAGACTTCATCCGCGAGAACTGGCCCGCGATCAGGGACGCTATCGAGCCCGTGATGAAGGGCATAGTGCAGATGGTCGGCGGCATCCTCAGAGTCCTCGCAGGGATAATCCGTACCGTCATGGCGGTCATCCGTGGCGACTGGTCCGGTGCATGGGACGGCATCAAGGGCATCGTCGCGGGAGTGTGGCAGTTCATCAAGGGACTGTTCTCGTCCTCGCAGTTCCGCCCGATATTCGCCGCGGCTGTCAACGTGCTCAAGTGGGTCGGCGACAAGTTCCTCGCCTTCAAGGACCGCGTGATCGGATATATCCGCGACCTCGTGGCGAAGATCACCAAGCCCATCAACGACGCGAAGGAGCTACTGAACAAGATCAACCCGTTCAATCGCGAATCCCCCTCGCTGGTCGATAACGTCCTCGCCGGTACGAAGGTCATCCGCAACGCCTACGAGGACCTGTCCGGCATGAACCTGCGCGGCGCGAGTATCGGCGGTGTCTCTGCGGGATACGCGGCCTCCGCCTCTGCTGCTGGCGGCGGCCTCATCATCAACGTCGACGCCCGCGGTGCGACCGATCCCGCAGGGATAACCTCGGCAGCCGAGCGCGGCGTGGAAGCGGCACTCTCGCGCCACGTCGGTTCTGCCCGCCTCAAAGCCTCGATGATGGGAGCCTAGCGTGTCGTACCTAGCCATCCAGCACAGCGGCGGGACGCTCGTCCTGCACGACGACGGCGATACCTCCGCCTACCACATGGAGTCGGCGGCCTTCCCCGCGCCCGTCAAGCGCAGCCCCGTCGAGCTCGCCATGCGCTACGGCGCGAACCTCTCCGGCCCGCTCGACGAGCTCGCAGAGCGCACCATCGTCGTGGACTGCCTCGGTGACACCGAGGCCGACGCCGAGGACTCGCTGCTGGCTCTCCAGCGGGCGGTGGACTCACACCGCGCAAAGCTGCTGTGGCAGTCATCGTCCGCCTCACCGATGATCTGGACGACCATCCGCAACGCCGAGGTGCGCGAGGAGCCGGTATCGCGGCCTCATCGCACCGACGGCCTACTGCGCGTCACCCTCACTCTCGTGACCGACTCCGAGTGGACGGGCGCCTCGGTCGCGTTCACCGGCGATGAGGTAGTCGTCTCAGACGGCGACCGCCCTGCTCGCCTGCGCCTCAAGCTCACCTCGGCCTCCGCGAATCCCTGCCTCGGGCTGGGCATCAAGTCCTCACCTGGCGCCGACTACTCTCCCGTCGATACCGTCGGCTCACCCGCAGCGGTCAACCTCACGTCGACGTATGCGAACCTGCACACCGCAGCCGCCATCGACACCGCCGCCAACACCGGCAGCCACCTCGCCGTCGCCAAGGTCGCCACCAACGCCACCGCTGCGGCCTCGACACGCTACCGGGCTGTGGCTTCCGTGACCGGCTCGGGCATGAGCGACTCATCGCTTGCAACCCACAACTCCACCGCCGCCCTCGCTACCACAGCGCGTTATACGCCGCTTCCGGGACTCGTGCGTATACCGGCAGGGGGAGTGCCGGGGATACAGACGGGGAGTGGGTTCAGTGCT